ATACAGCGGCTATGAAGGCAGAACAGCTTTTAGAATTAATTGACTCTATAAGAGAAACTCAAGGTAGCGATGTTGCACAAAGATATAACGATGCAGTTAAGCCAGCATTGGAAGCAATTTATACAGCATTGGAAACAAGTCGTTCAGGCCTATCAAACGCAATGGCAATCGTATCAGGCGGTGAAGTTGACACAATGGGCGCACCATCAGGCGCAGACATGGGCGGTGAACTAGGCGCACCAGAAGGTGAACTAGGCGGAGAGTTAGGCGCACCAGAAGGTGAAGAACCAATGGCTCCAGCGGCAGAAGTTGGTCGTGAGAAACGCGAATCAATTGATTACAGCCGTAGACTAGGCATGTTGTTAGCATCAAAAAAAAAGTAAAAGTACTTGAAAGCATTGATCCTTTAATTCGATTTTTACACATCGAAAAAGGATCAGCAGATAATAACAATACAGAATCAAAACTAACTTGGGGTGCTCTCGAAAACGCGGGCATCCCAATTTCTTATGAGGCATTTGCCGCACGTTGGGATGATCCAGAAGAAGGCGAAGTGCTAAAGAAATTAGTAGCAGAGTTTGATGGTACTGGATTAACTATCAAAACCAAAGACAAAGAACCTCCAGCACAAAAGCAAGACAGCGGCCAAAGCGAAGTAAGCAAAATGGCTAAACGTGCAACCAAATTAGGCAAATAATCATTGACTTCATAGGGCAAGTTGCTATATACTTGTCCTATGACTCTACTCAAAACAAAATACGACTACACTCCATTAGATAGGGCTAGTGTAGAAGGTAAGCGTTTATACGCAACACCAGACGGTAACAAAGTTCCAAGTGTTACTACAATCCTAGACAAAACCAAACCAGCAGAAAAAGTTGCCGCCTTACAAGCGTGGCGCCGTAGTGTTGGCGAAAAGAAAGCTACTGAGATTGTAACTGAAGCGGCATCGCGTGGTACACGAATGCACAAGTATTTGGAAGATTACATTACACAAGGTACACTTAATGATCCTGGATCTAATCCATACTCTGTGCAAAGTCACAAGATGGCCAAGCATATTATCGAAAACGGACTTAAAAACGTTAACGAAGTATGGGGAGTAGAAGTAGGCTTGTACTATCCTGAATTGTACGCAGGCACTACAGACTGTGTAGGTGTGCATCTAAACGAAGATGCTATCATGGACCATAAACAAACTAATAAACCCAAGAAACAAGAGTGGATTGAGGATTATTACTTGCAAATGGTTGCTTATGCACTAGCACACAATAAAGTGCATGGAACTAACATTCGTAAGGGTGTTGTGTTTATGTGCGTAAAACCACCCGAAATTAAACCCATGACGTGGGGAGATCCTGCTTATCAGGAGTTTATCCTTACTCCAGACATGTTTAACTACTGGGAAAAACAGTGGTGGAATAGAGTGGAACAATACTACCGAGAGAACTGATAAATATCCTATATAGAGGATATTCATTATGGCAGTAGTCCAGATTTCGAGAATTCAAGTACGTCGAGGTAAATCGCTAGCGGGTACTGGGCTTCCACAGTTAGCAAGTGGAGAATTAGCCTGGTCGCTTGATACACAAGAATTATACATTGGTAACGGTTCAGTTGCAGAAGGCGCACCTGCTGTTGGCAATACTAAGATTCTAACAGAGCGTGACTTGACAGTACAAGGTAACTTGCTTGCCTTAATTCAGCACATTTACAAAACAGACGATCCTGCCATCCAGACAGGCCCAACGCCTAATGATCCTATTAGTCGTCGTACCCAAGACAGATTAGATGATAGAGTAACTGCCGCAGACTTTGGTACAGTATCTAATGGTGTTGCTGACGACACTATGGCACTACAACGTGCTATCGACCAGTTATTTTTAAACAGCACAACTAAAGCAAGTTCGCAAACAGCAGACGGTACAAAGTCTCGCATTATATTAGAACTAGGCGCAGGTGTTTACAAAACAACAGAAACACTTTACATTCCAAGTTATGCTACTATTGTTGGCGCAGGCGCTGACAAAACAATTATCGAGTATAATGGCGTTGGTCCAGCTATCCAGTTTGTCAATGACACTAGTACAATCGGCAACCCAAGTACAATTGGTAATACACTAGCAAACACACAACCTCGTCATATCATTATGAAGGGTTTGACAGTTTATACAACAACTGATAACCAAACAGCACTACAGTTAGATGCAGTTCGTGATAGCTATTTTGAAGACTTAATCATCAAAGGTGATTGGGGCGGAACTTACGACAGCAACAGCATTGGTATCAGCATGAAGGCTGTGTCAGCTCTTGTAACTTGTAGCGATAACATTTTTAATAGAATTGTTATTACAGGTTTTAGCTATGCTGTAAATTCTATGAACGACATTAGCAACAATACATTCTCAGATTGTAGTGTATATGATGTTAGACAAGGCTTTGTACTAGGTGAAAACTCTGACGGTAACGCAGTAGGCCAACAGTATGGTCCACGTCAAACACAAATCTTAAGATGTAAGTTTGATGACGTTAAGCGTCATGCAGTTTATGTAGAACGTGGATATGGTAACACCACCCGTGATTGTAAACTATCTAATGTAGGTAACAACGGATCTGGAGTTTACTTCCCACAATACCCACAGATTTTCTTTGACGCTCCAGGCAACACAAGCGAAAACGACCAGTCAGACAGAGAAGATGCGTTAAGCTCATTGTCATTTACAGTTGACTTGACTATGAGTTCACCTGTTACTGCAACACAAGACTCATTAGTAATACAGTCTGGAACAAACGTACAGGGTCGACTAAAAGAAGACTATGCATCCGACGACATCATTACAGTTGTTACACGTTATACAACACCATTTAACAATCTTGGTAATTTAACTATTGGTAACAGTCTAACACCTGGTGCAACAACAACTATTGAAATCATTGGATCCGATACTAGTTCATTTGAAACTAGCGACAGTACTGATGAACTGGCAATTGGCTCAGCTATTAAGTTCTCAGGCACTATGGGTGGAGTTGTTGTAAACACAACATACTATGTTCAGAACATTAACGACAGCACACACTTTTCAATCAGCAACACATTAGGTGGCGCACTTAAAACATTGACTAGTTCGAGCGGTTCGATGAATGCAACATTCCATGCTACATCACATCCGATTGCTGTTGGTAATTTGAATATGGTTCCGTATGTTCCAGAAGTAGCCGGATATGTTACTTACAAGTCGTATGCTACTCGTCAAGTATCATTAGGATTTATTACTAGTCCATCGTTAGTTACTGTATTGCCATTGTCAACAGGCCCAAGCGGAAACCCTTCACGTTCAATTAGTTACACAATCGAATACGTTTACAAGAGTAGCGTGTTTAACTTTACTAGACGTGGTGTAATGTTATTAGTCATTGACGTAGACTCTAGTATTTCAAACAATGCCACTAAGGCACAGTTGAGTGATGACTATAATGTAACTGGACTAAGTGAAGAAGATTCATTACAGTTAGACTTTAAAGTAGAATTGCTAAATGAGTTGGGTGATATTTACTCTGGCGTGGGTGACACACCAACGTCAGTTGCGTTACAATACACTAACACACTATCATTAGGAACAACTACTTTAACAGGCTTCAGTGGTACAATTAGTGCGGCTGGTGTACTTGGTAACTCATACCAATCTACAGTTACTGGCATTGTATCTACTACAGGCTTGTCCGCAGGGCAAGTATTGACTAAGACTAGTGGTGTTGGATCTTTTGGCGCAAACGTGTACATTTATTCAGTTGACGGTCCTAATCAAATTACTATCAGAAGTTCTTCTGCCCACACAACAGGCTCAGTTAACTTTTCTTCTACAACACTTTCATCGGACAACGGTACATTTACCTATTCATATAAAGCAATTTTATAATTTGGCAGACTGCCAAAGACTCTTGACCTTATCATAAACTATGTGTATTATTTGATACATTACTATGATAAGGTCATTCTTTTTTAATTCCAAACGCAAATCCAAGCAAAATCAATGTCAAAACCGTCGGATTTCAAGATGGTTTAATAGATTGTCTTTGGTCACTAAATACATCCTAAACAATAACAACACCCCAAATCAACATAGAGCGATAAACAGATGACGAAAATTACAGTAATAAAAAGATCCGGAAATAAAGAGCCACTAGCAGTAGAAAAGTGGCAGGCGCAAGTAGCAAAGGTATGTAGTGGGATAGCAGATGTAAGTCAGTCCATGATTGAAATCAAAAGCCAACCTCACTTCTATGATGGCATTACTACGCAGGAGATCGATGAAATTACGTTACGTGCTATAGTCGACCTAATTGATGTAGAACACAACCCAGATGTTGGACACACCAATTATCAGTACGTAGCAGGCAAGCAACGTTTGAGTATGTTGCGTAAAGACGTATACGGCGATTACCAAGTTCCGCATTTATATACCATTGTTAAGAAAAACGTAGAAGTGGGTTTATACACTCCGGAACTTCTTGAATGGTATAGTGAAGATGATTGGAATAAAATGAATGACATGCTCGACCACGAGAAGGACGAGCAATACAGTTATGCGGCCATTGAGCAGTTGATTGAGAAGTACTTGGTACGCAATCGTGCTACAAAGGAAATATATGAAACTCCGCAAATCCGTTACATGGTGGCCGCGGCTACTGTGTTCCATAAAGAAGAGCCTAACCAAGCTCGTATGCGTTATATCAAAGAGTATTATCACTGTGCTTCAGATGGCCTGTTTACTCTTGCTACTCCCGTACTGGCTGGTCTTGGAACTCCTACTAAGCAGTTTTCTAGTTGCGTTCTTATTCGTAGTGATGATGATTTGGATTCCATTTTTGCCTCTGGTGAAATGATGGCCAAGTATGCCAGCAAGCGAGCAGGCATTGGTTTAGAGATTGGTCGCTTACGTCCATTAGGTAGTCCTATTCGCGGCGGTGAAATTATGCACACAGGCATGATTCCTTTCTTGAAGAAGTGGTTTGGTGACTTACGCAGTTGTTCACAAGGTGGTATTCGTAATGCTAGTGCTACAGTTTTTTATCCTATTTGGCATCATCAGTTTGATGATCTCATCGTTCTTAAGAACAATCAAGGAACTGAGGAGACAAGGGTAAGACACATGGACTACGGTGTTGTCCTGTCTGCTTTCTTCTGGAGACGATTCAAGAACAAAGAACAAATTACATTCTTTGATCCAAATGAAGTGCCAGACTTGTATGAAGCATTCTACAAAGACACAGCACTATTTGAAGAACTATATGTAAAATATGAAAAGCGTAAAGACTTACGCAAGAAACAAATGGCCGCGGAAGATGTATTCAAAGGTGGCATTCTAAAAGAACGTACAGACACTGGACGCATCTACTTAGTGTTCATTGACAACGTAATGAACCAAGGACCATTTGATCCAGAGTACCATACCATTTACCAAAGTAACTTGTGCTGTGAAATCCTATTACCTACAAAGTCTTTTAAACGTCTTGATGACGATGCTGGCCGTATTGCTTTATGTACGCTTGGTTCAATCAACTGGGGTGCTTTCCGTAACCCAGAAGATATGCGTAGGGCTTGCCGTATTTTACAACGTAGTTTGTGCAACATTCTTGATTACCAAGATTTCCTATCTATACAATCTAAATTAAGCAATGATGAAATTCAACCATTAGGTATTGGTGTTACTAACCTAGCCTACTGGCATGCCAAACGTGGTTTGAAGTATGGCGAGAAAGATGCATTACAAGATGTTAAGAGCTGGATGGAACATCAAGCGTTTTACCTAACGGAAGCAACAGTTGAATTAGCCAAAGAACGTGGTGCTTGCTTACATAGTGAGAAGACACGCTACGGACAAGGCACCTTCCCGTGGGAACTACGTGCTAAAGGCGCAGACGAACTAGCAGACTTTACACCTGAACTAGATTGGGAAACACTACGCACAAACATGAAGCAGTATGGAGTTAGAAATGCTACACTTATGGCCATTGCTCCTGTTGAAAGTAGTAGTGTTGTTATTAACAGTACTAATGGCATCGAAATGCCTATGTCGCTTATTTCAACTAAGGAAAGCAAAGCAGGTTCCTTTACACAAGTTGTCCCTGAGTATCATAAACTCAAGAACAAATATCAAATGATGTGGGAGCAGAAAGACTGTGCGGCTTACTTGAAGACTGCGGCAGTACTTGCGGCTTATGTTGACCAGTCAATCAGTACAAACACATTCTACAATCCAGCACACTTCCCGGATCGTAAAGTGCCAACTACATTGATTGCTAAGAACTTGATGCAAGCACACATGTGGGGACTTAAGACATTCTACTACAGCCTAATTAACAAAGCAGGCAGTAAAGCAGTTGAGTTGCCAACAGAAGTAAACGGTGTGCAAACAAGTGGGCTTAATGGTTACCACGAAGTTGAATTAGAAGATGATTGTGAGGCATGTAAGCTATGAGTTACAGCGACAAAGTTATTGACCACTATGAGAATCCTCGTAATGTAGGTAGCTTTGCCAAAGACGAGGAAGGTGTAGGAACCGGAATGGTTGGTGCACCTGCTTGCGGCGATGTAATGAAACTACAGATAAAGGTTGAAGATGGGATCATTAAGGATGCGCGGTTTAAAACTTACGGTTGCGGATCGGCAATTGCAAGTAGTAGCTTGGTTACAGAATGGGTTAAGGGAAAAACACTTGACGCCGCGTCAAAGATTAAGAATTCAGAGATTGCTCAAGAGCTTGCTTTGCCGCCAGTCAAGATTCATTGCTCCATCCTTGCCGAGGACGCTATCAAAGCCGCAATAGAAGATTATAAGAAGAAACAGTGATGGACGCATACGACTTACATCAAGAACTATTTAAAGCCTGGCAACAGTTAGCACACAAAGCTGATGCCAGCACAATCAAAAAGAACTTTACAGAAGTTCCAGTATACGTTGATGGCAAGACTGTCAAGCGTGTAACAATAGTAGACGGACAAATAACATTGGAAACAAAATGAGTCAAGCGCAATATAATTTAAAGACAAAGACAGACTATGTAAATCGCAAGATGTTCTTGGACCCAGCTGGTCCAGTTACTATTCAACGATTTGAAGAAGTAAAATATAATAAGATTGCAGACTTTGAAAAGACTGCTAGAGGATTCTTTTGGGTACCAGAAGAAATTAGTCTAAGCAAAGATGCTAACGACTTTAAAGATTCTAGTGATGCAGTTAAACATATCTTTACTAGTAACTTGCTACGTCAAACAGCATTAGATAGTATTCAAGGTCGTGCGCCTAGTCAAGTGTTCATGCCTGTAGTATCATTGCCAGAATTAGAAGCATTGATTTACAACTGGACATTCTTTGAAACAAACATTCATAGTCGTAGCTACAGTCATATCATTCGTAACATTTACAATGTGCCTAAGGAAGTGTTTAACACAATCCATGACACAAACGAAATTGTTAACATGGCCAGCTCTGTAGGTAACTACTATGATGCGTTACATCAAATCAACTGTCGTAAAGAGACAGGCGAGAAGATTAACGAAAAGACACACATCAAAGCAATCTATATGGCTTTACATGCGTCATACGCATTAGAGGCATTCCGCTTTATGGTGTCATTTGCTACAAGTCTAGCAATGGTTGAAAATAAGATTTACATTGGTAATGGCAACATTATCAGTTTGATCCTACAAGACGAATTGCTACACAAAGGTTGGACAGCTTTCTTAATCAATCAAGTGGTTAAAGAAGACGCTCGCTTTGCAGAAGTTAAAGCAGAGTGTGAAGCAGAAGTTATTGCTCTTTACCAAGATGTGATTCGTGAAGAGAAAGAATGGGCAGACTATTTGTTTAAGATGGGTCCTGTTATCGGACTTAACGCTAACATCTTAAAAGATTTTGTAGACTACACAGCTCATGCCGCTTTGAAAGACATCGGAATTAAGTATTGGAACCCTGCTCCAAAATCAACTCCTATTCCTTGGTTTAATAAACATAGCGACACAAGCAAGAAACAAACAGCGTTACAAGAAAGCGAAAGCACTAATTACGTTATCGGAGTTATGAGCGACGCCATTGACTACGATGAATTACCAGCATTATAAGAGACAAACATGATTACGATTTATTCAAAAAACGACTGTCCATTTTGTGACAGAGCAAAAGCACTTCTAGAATCAAAGGGTATCGAATTTAAAACAGTAAATATCCAGGACGAACCAGATGCACGTGAGTTCCTAGTGGACCAAGGTCTGCGTTCAGTTCCACAAATTTTTAAAGATGGTGTACTATTGCCAGGCGGATATCAAGGCCTAGCAGGTAAGTCAGAAGAATTTTTTAACACACTAAAGGGATAATATGTTAATTGACAAAGGCGTAACAGTAGGTGAAGTAATCACCTTAAAACTAACCAGCGGCGAAGAGATTGTTGCTAAACTAGCAGAAGAAACAGCAACATATTACAAACTAAGTCGTCCAATGGTTATTGGTATGGGACAACAAGGCCCAGGACTAATGCCATACTTGTTTACTGTGGCTCCAGATAAAGAAGTCAAACTACTTAAGACTACTGTAACCGTAGCAGAAGCAACA